CGATAAAAAAACAAAGAAAAATTTGAATGAGGAAGATCAAAATGATGAAGAAGTGTTACTATCTTAAAAATTTGTATAGATAGTTATGTGTTTAAATCAAAACAATCTATGCACAATCTCATATCATTCAATAGTTTACGACCTTGGATGAATGTCGAACAAGAGACATCTCCAAACAATTCAGTTGATGACTACTTTGAATGTATTTCAGAATGCGATGTAAGGGATAAGTCTTGCGTCAGCCACTGTAGAGTACTGCTAGAATAGGGAGGAAACCGAAGTGTTTTTGAGGGGTTCACCACCCCTTATTTTTTTGTCTGCTGTTATAATTAGTAGTGTCGCCTTCGGGGACAAAACTACACTCGCTTACTTAAGGAGAACTATGAACTTACAAAGGTATCGTGCTGCCGATCTAGGAGATTTAATGGATCGCATCACAAAAAACAGTATCGGTATGGATACTTATTTCGATAAGTTTTTTACTGAGACCATAACAAACTATCCACCTTACAATCTTATACAGGTAAATAACTCTGAGTCTCGTTTAGAGATCGCACTTGCTGGATTCAAAAAGGAGGAAGTCCATGTCTATACTGAATACGGAAAATTATTCGTTGAAGGAAAGAAAAAAAATAAGGAGACAGAATCCGAGTATGTCCATCAAGGATTGGCTCAGAGATCTTTCAACAGAGCCTGGACACTCTCAGATGATTTTGAAATCAGAGATGTCACGTTGGAGGATGGACTTCTTACCGTTAAGTTGGGTAAAGTAGTTCCAGAACATCACGCTCGTAAAGATTACCTATAAATAAATCATTAAGAAATTATAGGCCACTTGACTTTTGTTGAGTGGTCTTTTATAATAGAATTAAAGAAAGATAAATTATGACTATTGACATTGAAAATTCAGATTTTCCTAGTCCTGTTCCTCATGAATTAAGGGATACACTTATTGAAAGAGAAAAATTAAATCAATGGAATCCTGATTTAATGAAAGTATTTACTGCTGAGGAACTTATAGCATTTAGATCAGCTCTTGAATATTTAAATCAAGAAAATGATATCCCATATCAAAATAGTTTTTTTGAAACAGATAGAGATAATGGGGAAGATCCTTCTGATGATGAACCAGAGAGTGATCCTGACAATGTTCATGGATATAAAATTTTTAGAACTATGGAAAAAAAATTAACAAAGTATGTTAAAGAAGATGTTACATATGGAGAATTTTTTACTCATCCAAGATTCTCTTGCAATTCCTCTAGTTGGTATGGGAGAGAAGATGAAGTTGAAGGAAATAGTTGATGACTGTCAAATTAGTAATGCTCAAGTCAGGTGAAGATATCATCGCTGACGTAAAAGAGATTAAAACTGAACAAGATGTTATTGGATATTTTTTTCATAATCCTTTAATTGTGAAAATGTATTCACCAGAAGAACCTGTAGTTTTGAGTGAAGAGAATGGTGTTGAAAGTGAGCATGGCACAACAAAAGAAATCTCTTCAAAAGTAGGAATTACTTTTTATCCTTGGGTTCCTCTTTCAGCAGAAAATAAAATACCATGTTCTGCTGATTGGGTGATTACAATGGTTGAACCAATGCAAAACTTAAAGAAACTTTATCAGGAGAAAATCGATGGAAGAAACAAAGGTAATCAAAGTCCTGTTGTTGTCTAGTCAAGAGATAGTAGTATCAGAGATTGAAGAGATTGCTGCTGAGTTCGGAGATCCAAATTGTAAATTAACAAAACCTTACAAAATTGAGGATGGTGCTTTACATAAGTGGATGGAAGACTATACTGAACAAAATGAGGTGATGATTAATTCTGATAAGATTGTAACTCTTGTCACTCCTAGCCCTATGATTTTTGAACAGTATTCTAAAGTGACTTCGTGAAATTTTACACCAATATACAACTCATAGGTAATCAATTTTTGATTCGTGGATATGAGAATGGAAAACATATCACACATAGAGAAGAATGGAAACCAACTTTATTTGTTCCGTCTAAAAGAAAAACAAAATATAAAACACTAGAGGGTGATTCGGTTGAACCGATTCAACCTGGCTTTGTAAGAGATTGTCGTGAGTTTTATAAGAAATATGATGAGGTTGAGAACTTTAAAATATATGGTAATGATAGATACGTTTATCAATATATTTCAGAAAAATATCCAGAAGATCATATACAGTTTGATATCAAAAAGATTCGTCTTGTAACGATTGACATTGAGGTTGCTGCAGAGAGTGGTTTCCCCGATGTTGAGAATGTTGCAGAAGAATTATTATTGATTAGTCTCCAAGATTATGCAACAAAGAAGGTCACTACTTTTGGTTCAAGACCTTTTGTAAATAAAGATCCTAATGTAACATATATTTTATGCAATGATGAAGTTCATCTCCTCACTTCATTCTTGGCATACTGGAGAAAGAATCTACCAGAAGTAATTACTGGTTGGAACTCTCAGATGTATGACATACCATATCTTGCTGGTCGTATTAATCGTATTCTTGGTGAAAAGTCCATGAAGGACTTATCGCCTTGGGGTCTTGTATCTCAGGATGAAGTTTATATTAGTGGTCGTAAAAACATCACATATGATATTGGTGGTGTCACTCAACTTGATTATCTTGATCTATATAAAAGATTTACATATACGAATCAAGAGTCATATCGATTGGATTATATTGCCAACTATGAGTTAGGTGAGAAGAAACTTGATCATGATGAGTATGATACTTTCCGTGAGTTCTATACAAAAGACTGGGATAAGTTCGTTCGATACAATATTATTGACGTTCAACTTGTTGATAAACTTGAAGATAAGTTGAAACTAATTGAACTTGCAATTACGATGGCATTTGATGCCAAAGTAAATTTTATCGACATTCACTATCAAGTGAGAATGTGGGATACTATCATTTACAATTATCTCAAGAAACAAAACATTGTCATACCACCAAAGAAACGAACATCAAAATCACAGAAGTATGCTGGGGCATACGTTAAGGAACCGAAGCCTGGAAAGTATGATTGGGTAGTGTCTTTTGACCTTAATAGTCTATATCCACATCTTATTATGCAATATAATATTTCCCCAGAAACTCTCATTGAAACCAAACACCCAACAGCGACTGTTGATCGAATACTTAATGAAGAAATAGACTTTCAACTTTACAAAGACAATGCTGTGTGTGCCAATGGTGCGATGTTCCGTACCGACATTCGTGGATTTCTACCAGAGATCATGGAGAAGATATACACAGAAAGAACGATCTATAAGAAGAAGATGCTTGCTGCAAAACAAAAGTATGAAGACACTAAAGATCCTAAACTTGTAAAAGACATCGCAACATTTAACAATATTCAGATGGCTCGTAAGATCCAACTGAACTCTGCTTATGGTGCGATTGGTAACGAATACTTTCGTTATTACAAACTTGAAAATGCAGAAGCGATTACTTTGTCTGGTCAGGTTTCAATCCGTTGGATTGAAGATCGGATGAATAATTATCTAAACAAAATACTTAAAACAAAGGATGAAGATTATGTTATTGCTGTTGATACCGATTCTATCTATTTGCATCTTGGCCCTCTGGTTGAGATTATATACAAAGAACGAAAGAAGACTACTGAGGATGTTGTTGGGTTCCTTAACAAGATCTGTGAGATGGAATTTGAAAAATATATTTCGAGTTCTTACGAAGCGTTGGCCTCGTACGTCAATGCCTATGAGCAGAAGATGTTTATGAAACGTGAGAACATTGCTGATCGTGGAATCTGGACTGCCAAGAAAAGATATATCTTGAATGTCTGGGATAGTGAAGGTGTTCGTTATGCAGAACCTAAACTCAAGATGATGGGTATCGAAGCAGTCAAATCTTCAACGCCTGCACCTTGTCGTCAAATGATCAAAGATGTTCTTAAACTGATTATGACAAAGACAGAGGATGATGTAATTGACTTCATTGAAAACTGTCGAACTAAGTTTAGATCATTACCACCAGAGGAGATATCATTTCCAAGAACGGTGAGTAATGTGAAAAAATATAAGAGTGTCAATGCGATCTATGAAAAGGGAACACCAATTCATGCTCGTGGCGCCCTTCTCTTCAATCATTATGTCAAGAAGAATAAACTTACACAAAAATATTCTTTGATTAATAATGGTGAGAAGATTAAATTTTGTTATCTCAAAAGACCAAACCCAATCCAAGAGAATGTAATATCATTCATTCAACAATTTCCAGAGGAACTTAACCTTGACAAATATATAGATTATGATCTACAATTTGAGAAGTCGTTCCTTGAACCTCTGAAGATTATCCTCGACTCCATTGGATGGCAGGCTGAGAGAACTGTAAACCTTGAATCATTTTTTGTATAATGGATTTTTTAAAAGAAATAGTAAAAGAGATAGGAGATGAATATACGCAGATTGCGTCAGATATTGATGAGACTGAAAGATTCATTGATACAGGATCCTACATTTTTAATGGACTCATTAGTGGGTCTATTTTTGGCGGGGTTAGCAGCAATCGTATTACTGCCATTGCTGGTGAGTCGTCCACTGGTAAAACTTATTTCTCGCTTGCTGTTGTCAAGAACTTTCTGGACACTAACCCTGATGGGTATTGTCTCTATTTTGACACTGAAGCAGCCGTCAATAAAGGATTATTGGAGTCTCGTGGAATTGATACGACACGGTTGGTTGTTGTGAATGTTGTAACAATTGAAGAGTTTCGTAGTAAGGCACTCAAGGCCGTAGATATATACTTAAAGACGACTGAAGAAGATCGCAAACCTTGTATGTTTGTGTTAGATTCATTAGGCATGCTTTCAACAGAGAAAGAGATTAAAGATGCACTAGATGATAAACAAGTTCGTGACATGACCAAATCACAACTTGTTAAAGGTGCATTCCGTATGCTCACTCTTAAACTTGGTCAAGCAAACATACCACTTATAGTTACAAATCACACCTATGATGTTATCGGTTCTTACTTCCCTACAAAAGAAATGGGTGGAGGCAGCGGTCTCAAGTACGCAGCATCTACAATCATCTATCTTAGCAGAAAAAAAGAAAAGGATGGTAAGGAAGTCGTTGGAAACATTATCAAGGCAAAGACTCATAAATCACGTTTAAGTAAGGAGAATAAAGAAGTTGAGATTAGACTTTATTACGACGAGCGTGGACTCGATAGATATTATGGGTTATTGGAACTGGGTGAGAAGCATGGAGTCTTCAAACGTAAGGGGAATCGAATTGTTGTTGGTGAATCTTCCGTTTATCCTTCTGCTATTCTGGCCGATCCTG